GTTGATGCGATCCCACTCATCATCGTTGTAGGCAGTGAGCAGTTCCGCGTCATAGAATCCTGCGGTGACATTTTTCTCGACCAGCTGCCGGATTGGCCAAGGTTGGAACTGGCCGTATACTTGTTTGCGTATATGGTAGCAGATCAGTCGGCCGGCCACAAACTGATAGTTGGGAGTGTCTTCAGTGATGAGATCCGCGGCGCTCTTGATCAGAGTCTCCTGGATGTCTGCGGTTTTCATTCCATTGTAAAACTGTATGTGACTTTTAATTTCTACTTCGCTGGCGCTTACGCCTGTGATGCCTTCTGTGGCCCAAAATACTACTTTATGCAACTTCTCGAGATCCAGAGGCTCCTTGCTTCCGTCTCTCTTTGTGATTTGTATGCTCATCGCTACCTCAATTGATTTTTTTTGTGACTGCTCGTGAATCCACGCTCTTCTTGATATTGACTGCTGGTGATGTGATATTTAACAACTGCCCGGCTTCCCAATTCAGTATATATTTTCCCTCATTGACCAGGACTAAATTGTCCGCTGATTCGCCATTTACGGCTATTTCCACCTGGGTTATGTCTGATCTTGCCATCATATGTAGAGTATACACTATGCCCAGTGCTTTTGCAAGACTGCAGAAATGATTATCGGACAAAAGATCCCAGGGGTCCGGCCAATCGGCCATGTCATCCCAGTGGAGGTAATACGGAACCCATGGGCACTGTTGCCACCAATCATTCACTGCCAATAGGCATTGATCTAAGTCATTGCTGAGGTTGGCCTCTCTCAGTTGATACCAAGAAGCCAATCGGTCTTCATACCGGTTGGGCCACACAGTTATCCTAGAGTGCTAACAGCGTATCGGAAACGGCCATTGGCCGTGATGGTGTAAGAGACTTCGATGTCAGAACCTACCTGGCTCACAGAAAGCGTGAGTCCGACAGGACCATTTTCAGTATAGTCATCAGTGAAAGACACAGGAAAAGTAGAACTGTCATCTATGTCTTCAGATACAATGACCAAGGTGCCGTAACGGACCTGAGTGGTTACTAGATCTTTGAAATTGTATCGCACTTCAAATGCTGAACCCAGCGCGGCAGGCAATGTCAACAAGGTGCCACTACCAACAGTTTTGTCTACCAGCACACCAGCTTCTTGTACCAAGGTGCCAAAGCGATATCTCTCGCCGGCTTCCATGGCAAAGACTTTTTTGTTGTCGATATTGATACGTGCTTTTAATTCATCTGCTGAAGAATCACGCTCAAACATATCGCCAAAACTTACATTGTTGTCTGTGTCGATCAGTATGACGTTGAAATTGTCGGCGGCAGGATAGGCGCCGCCACGGAATTTGGTGGCCACGTCCAGGAACATGTTGAATCCAGACATGTTGTTTTGCGCACCATCGATCTCGATGCCTTCGGCATAGATAGCGTCGAACAAGTTCTGTGTGATGCGGAAACCCTGCGGTCCTATATAGCCCGCAGTACCAGCACCAGTTCCTGTCAACAGCACACCTTGATACAGCGTGTTGAATTTGCTGTCAGTGACAGTGATACCAGAGATGGCAGCATCGCTGGATAAACCATAGGTCAGTCCTGAAAATTCGCAGGCCGTGAACGAAATATTCTCTGTGGGATAAGTTGTCGTGGATCCGAATGTGGCACCTGAGATGTCGTCTACATCGGTGTCAAGTTCGGCCTGCACCAATGGTCCAATGAATGCCACGTCTTGGAACAACACATTGGTGGCTTCCTGGATCGACACTATGTTGAGTGTTTCTGCGGACTGGAAGCCCATGTCATAGATTTCTATGTTGGTAGGTGCAGTGGCATTGTTGTTGCCGATGTTGGGATAGACCTGCTGTAGACTGTCTGCGGTCTGGGCCACATAAGTAGCAGTCAACGTGCTGTCACCAGTGGTGTCCAAGAATATGACCGAACTGCGGGCACCTTCGCCGTATAATTTACAGAACGGGGGGATCTTTATGGTGGAAGTCACACGATACACACCAGCAGGGAAGAATATGCTACGTCTCACCTGTGGATTCTGTTCGCGGCAGAACATCTGGAACAGGGCACGGTTGATAGCATCAGTGTCGTCGCTGTCTCCGTCGCCCGTGGCACCAAAATCTTTGATCGATGCCATGTCATCCAGTTTGGATTGCAGTGTGCGCTCGATGGGGTCACCTGGTGTGGGGCCGGTCTGCACAGTGTATCCACCGGCTTCACCTTTGTAGGTGTAGGCTCCAGCTATGGCGAATATGTCAGAATATTGGGTGAGGATTTCAGTGTTGCCAATGGCAGGAGCACCTTCTTGTATGGTGCCATTGCCGATGAACAATCTGCGCTGGTCGATGACCCAGCCAAACTCTGCGCCCGCTAGTTGCGGTAGATTTTCACTTAGACCTTTGCGTTGCGTGATACGCGATATCTGAACTATTGCCATTCCACTCTCCGATTACCTATTTATGCGGTCAAGTAATAGAGCTCCAGGCGCCGCCACCACTGCTGTTCCCAATAATCAAAATCCGCCTCTTCCAGCACGAATTCCTGATATTCTGGGGGTTTTGTGATAGTAAACTGTGTGTCTATTTCAGGTTTTACACACATCAGCACCACGCCCTTGCGTATGCGGGTGCCATGCACTTCGTTGTGGGCCAGGGCATAGGCCACCAGTTGCAGGAAGTAATCTTCGATCCACTCCCGGCGCTTGGGTTTGTTGGTTTGTTTGTAATCTAGGATGCTTTGGCTGCCAAGATGGATTCCAGCACCGTCCGAAGTTCCTGCATAGAGATTGGGAAAGTAAAGCGGTATTTCCACACCCCAAAATTCTTCAACATTTTTAAGTCCTTGTTCAATCACTGTCATGGCCATGGCATGACTGCTCCAGGCATAGGGATTAGTGCCCGCTGGTTTTATTTCACCGGTCTTGACATAGTGCTCAAGATATGTATGCATACGGGTTCCGCGATTGGCGGCCTCCGTGGTAATTTGCTGTGCTTGGGCCTCACCCACACGCTTTTTCCAATTGGCCAAAGCCTGTTTCTTTTCTTCGGGCTTGGTACGGTCAAGTATGGTAGTAACTGATGGTAACTTTTTACCATCGGGAGTGAGATACAGTCGTCGCCCATCTTCGCTGGTGCGATTCAAGGGCTCGTAGTTAAATTTTTGAATATACAATATTAGACTCGGAAACTTTCTCCGCAACCACAGCGGTCGCGTTCGTTAGGGTTGATGAAATCAAATCCTTCGTTGAGGCCGTTTTTGACCCATGCCATGGTCATGCCTTCGAGATAAGGACGATGCTTGGGATCCACATATATGCGCACACCGTTGATGTCATAGTGTGCCACGCAGTGCTCTCGCCCTTGATCCGTATCCACGTATTCCAGGGTATAGGCCAGACCCGAACAGCCTGTGGTGCGCACACCAATCTTGATGCCTAGGCCGCGTCCACGTCGGGCGATGTTTTCCTTAACGCGGCAGGCCGCTTCATCAGTGACTGTGATCATGTTTTTTGCGATAGTCTTCTATGGCAGCCTTGATGGCATCCTCGGCCAAGATGGAGCAGTGGATCTTGACTGGTGGCAATGCTAGTTCTTCTGCGATTTGGCTGTTTCGGATTGTTCCTGCTTCATCAAGGGTTTTGCCTTTGACCCATTCTGTGACCAGGCTCGAGCTCGCGATAGCCGATCCGCAGCCATACGTTTTAAAGCGTGCATCTGTAATAATACCTGTATCATCGTCCACCTTGATCTGTAATTTCATTACATCCCCGCAAGCAGGTGCCCCAACCATACCAGTGCCAACGGTAGGATCAGACTTATCAAGAGCACCAACATTACGGGGGTTTTCATAGTGATCAATGACCTTTTCTGAATAAGCCATATCTACCTCCTATGTTAGTATACAGTAGTATTTACTTGATGTCAATGGCCCGTTTGGCCATTTGGTTGACTTTTTTGCGGGCTTGATCCACTGACATGGTTTCGCCATCTGGTGTGATGGTTTGGGAACCTTTCCAGATGATATCATCACCCTGGATATTGGCGATGATATTGTTGAGTGGTGGTTGCGTAGACAAGGTCATCAAGCGTTCCCGATCCATGTTGATACCATTTTCTCTGGCTAGATCTATAAAGGCATCTACATTGTAAGGTTTGACCGCGGCTGTGTCCTGGGCTCGTTTGAGCAAAAACTGGCCTATGGCGGCCAGTCTCTGCACTGAGGGATCCTGGAACTCTCGGATCAGCATGTTATCTACGCTCGCGGCCTAATGCTCGGGCTGGTAGTTCTTCAGCATCTACATCGAGATTGGCATCTAGGCTGAGGTCTGGAGTTTCACCGGTGTCAGCACCGGATACATCTCCGGTAGGAAGGGTAGCGGCTCCTGCGGCGCCAGCATCTTGTCCGGGAACCACTGGGGCTTGACCTGTGAGCACACCTTGTGCGGTTTCCAGCTGGGTCTTGGAACCCTGGAGGCCCTGGATGAGACCTTGTAGTGCGGCTGTGCAATCATTGTTAAACTGTTGTGCTTGATCCATACCAAGATCGTTACGGATCGAATCTACAAGTGCTGGCAAATCTTTGAACTGCATGGCCGAAACTTGTTCAATCATTTTTTGAACTTGGTCAACCATGTCTTGTGCGGCCAATACCACTTGAGCCTGTTGTATCTCGCTGGCTTCTTTGAGCCGGCGTGCTCGTTTGCCTTCCATGGCTGATGCCGTGGCTGTTTTCAACATCTGTTGTAGACGTGTGGCCTGCTGAGGATCTTTCATGGCAGCACCAATGCCAGCGGCAAAACCTGCCATGGCTTTCTTTTGGGTCTGATCCAAGGTCTTGCCCAGGGCGGCCTGTGATACTGCGCGAGCCAAAGGATTGGCCTGCGTGCCAGTGGCGGCAGCGGCTTTGCGTATTCCGCCCGACATAGATTTGGCGTCTGCTTGTGCGGCGGCAGCGGCCTGTCGTGGATCTTGTTGTGCCATGGCCATGCCAGGAGCGGCACCAGGTTGAGATTCTCGTATCCTGGACTCTAGAGCCTGTTCCATGACCACCATCTTTAGATAAGCAGGATTCTTTTCACTGCGATGGAATTGTGGTGTGCCACGATGCTCACGGATCAGCCCGCGGATTTTTTTCAACATCTCTTTGGCCGTCTTGACGCTGACAGCGCCGACGTCTAACTGTTGACCAAAGTAACTTTCAAGCACTTTGCGTGTTTGTTGTGTTTTGGTTTTTGAGTCCAATTCTTGCAGTTTCATCTTTGAATCCTTTTTGTTGCCAGTATTTAGCCAGATTTACGCATTTGTCCAAGTGTTCTTGCAACCACTTCAAGCGTGTGTGGCTGTGTTGCAATCTGTCTTCCAGCACATATTTACGCTCAGTGTCTGTGGTGGTTTCTATCATGTGCCGGAAATATCTGATCTCATCTCTGCGGCGTTCTATTTCTTGATCAAACAGCATGATCTCTTGTGTGAGGGTGAATTTGCCCAGTTTGTCGGCTATGCACCATGCCAGGGCCAGGCGTGCAGAACTGGGGCATGCGGCCAA